TCATATGAAGGGTATACTATACTATTTCTAGTTGCTCCTTCTATATCGTATCCGTACTGTGAATAGTTTCCGCCATTTAAATTAACTATTTCTATATTCTGTACTGTTTGTACTCCTTTTATTTTATCTAAAATAAGGTATAGTTCTGATATATTAATAGTTTGGTTTATATTTCTTTTATCGATGTTAAAATAATCCTGTAAAGCTAAGTTACAGTTTAATAGTACATCACGACCAGCAAAATTTGGTCTTACTATAATATCGTAATTTATTCCCACATTTACAACAAAAGCATCCTTTATGTTTAAACTATCTGATATCATCTTATATTCAGCTAAGTATGTTTTAAGGTTACTCTTTAGCGTAGATGTAGCTGTGGTTAGTTTTTTATTGTTATCATAAGCTAATACGTATAGTGATAATGCTAGCGGATTATTATCTACTATAGCATCAGTAGTATTAGTATTAGTTAACTCGTCTTGAGTAGCATAAACTTTAGCCATGCTACCAAATTTAGACGGTAATGATAATGCTCTTACTGTATAATCTTGAAGTGTTACTGCTCTACTTTGTTCATTAAATGATCTTAAGGCATTCTCTCTCAGTTCGTCTACTGAGTCTCCGTCTCTACCTCCTGCTGCCGGTCTTTCATTAGTAAACGTTAAAGATGCTAAACTACCTCTAGTTGGTACAATAGAGTTTTTATTAGTTATAGTACCTGCCGGTACGTTAGCACTCACACCTCCGCCTACTAAATACTTAACTGTTACTCCTTCATTTAAAGCAACTCCGTAAGCTTTACTATATGTAAAGTTAGAAGGATCATAGGCATAGTCTATACGATTAATTCCTTGATTAGTACCGCTACCGACATTAGTAGGATCTGGTAATATTACTGAGTCATCACTATTAGACGTTCCAGCACCGAATTGTAAATCTAAATTACCATTAGATCTAAATCTTGCTACAAACCTTTTAGGTACTTTCTTTAATGATAATACGTAAGGTACAGAGTCTGAATCAGAACTTCCGTTAGCTACATCGTCAAAAATTGTATCTTGACCTAAAAACGGTACTTCAAAAAAGCTATCTCCTGTTGAACTACCTGTTACTTCAAGTACTTGTATAATTTTATCATCTGATATAGTTAGTGTTTTAAACTTTTCGGCATTACTAACTGAGAAGGTTTTAGATTTAACCTCTCCAGAAAATGCTTTTACTCTTTTAGTTAATTTAAAAGTAGCAGGATTATTAGATCCGTCTAAAGTAGCTATTTCAACTGTCGTAGGATTATATGAGCTACTAAATTGAAAGTCTACAGGATCTGGTATTATAAAACTAGTACCAGAGGTGTCTGATGCTTTTACAACAGAGTTAGGGGGAAGTGCTGCTGCATCAGTCCATGTAGGTAAGTATGATCCGTTAGCATCTACAGTTTGAGATATAGTTATTTCAACTTCTGATACTCCGGTTACTTTAGGAGTATATCCCATCATGTATGCTAAATTAAATAAGTTTTTAGGATCTTTTGCGTATGTTAAAAAAGTTTCTTGTAGTTGCGTATCTTGATAAAACGATAATACATCCCCAACATAAGCTGCCATTTCTATAAACATCATACCAGGAGAGGTAGAGTCAAAATCATTGTATGTATCAGGGAAGTAGCTTTTAGCGTACTCTACAAGTTGAGATCTAAAATCATCAAAATTCTTGTTTATATATTTTACTATTCTTTCTTGTGCCATTACTTGTCAAAATTTATTACTACTTCGTCAGATATATTAGAATCTGCTATCGCATATCTCATACTAAATACTATTGTATTTCTATCTGTTTCTGGTATGAGCTCTAAACTTGTAACCTGTACTCTTGGAAAAAATGATTCAAGATCATCTAAAATATTTATTCTTATTTCTTCTAAAGTATCTTCATTTATATTTTCAAACAGCAGATTTCTAAGACCTGCTCCGAAAGATGGATTAAAATAACGTTCGCCTTTGGCTGTTAAAAAATAATTAATCAAATTAGCTTTTATTGCATCTTTAGTTTCATATGTTGTATTAAATACAGCATTGCCTGTAAAAGGTAAAGAGACCCCTACTCCTTTACTAGGAGTTAAATCTAACGGATTAATCTTTTTTATTTCAAATGCCATTGTTATAATCCTCCAAATTTCTGTTTATCTTTTTGTATAGATGCATCATACACTGCTTTTGCATTTTTTACAAAATCTAGCTTGCTTATATCTATACCGGCTTTAGGTCCTGAGCTTTCTGTCATACCCATATTACTAGCCATAGTATTAGCAAAGTTAGGTTTCTTAACCATTGACGAGTCTGATGATACTACGTTTTGGTAATCTTCACCTGTCATTGATTGTTTAGTTTGCTGGAGCATTTCTTCTAAAGGAATAGTTCCAGGGTTAAGAGGGCCAGTAGACCAAGTTCTCTTTACATCTTTTTGAGTTATTGGTCTGTAGGAATTACCTACACCAGTCTTATTCGGAGTACTAGCAAATTTTACTGCTTCATTTAGCATATCTTGTAACTCTTCTTTGACTGCTTTCTTTACTTCTTCTCTTATAAGTTTTCTAAGTTCATTAGCTTTCATATTAATAAATAGTTAAGTTATGGAAGTTGGTTGTCAATTCTTAATTTTAATTCGTCAATTAGTACTTGAGGGTCGCTAGCAAAAGAAGGTTCTCCTCTTAAAACTGTGATTCCTCTAAAGTCCTTAGCTATTGCAATCCTTCTTGGAGCTATAGCTGGAGCGTTTACGTCTTGTATAACCTCTATATTATAAACTCTACCGTTTTGACCTGTATATGAGGTAGGTTCAATGTTTCCTTTTCTTGGAACATTTAAACCTTCAAGTATTTTATCTCTATCATCAGCTGAAAGATCAGGATTTTCAGCACATCTCTGTAATAATCTATCAATAGTATCTAGTCTTTCTTTTATAGGATTAAATATAGATTCACTATCTTCTACTAAAACCTTTATTGCCTTTTGATCATCTTCTAATGTTTCAACCATTTCTCTAGTCCATACTAATAGACTTGATAGAGTTTGTATCTTTCCTGTTTTTACTGCTATTATCAAACCTCCAGCAGGACCTGGTGGTGTACCTATTGCAGATGGTACCGGTAGGTGGGATAATATTTGAACTGCTACTTTACCTGCTTTTATCGGTTTATCTAGTTTTCTCGGTATCTGTTTAAATTTATCTATTCTATTATCTACCTTTGTAACCACTCTTCTAATGTTATTTACGTTTTTCGAAAGCTGGTTTAATACTTGGGGTGGTGGGCATTTATCTCTTAATGCATTTATTATTTCGTTTGTCTTTCTAGTAGCATAAACTGTAGCGTAAGATTCTAATCTACCCAATGCACCAGCTACTATACCGGCTAAATTACTTCTAAATTCTTTTAATAGTCCGTGTGGCATTATTCAGTAAATGTTTTTTTAGATTTAATTTCAGATTTACCACTTGGGTTTATCCTTCTTTTCAACTGTCTTACTATACCTCTTAGTTTAGGAGATTCTTTCATTAACGATGTAACCGGCTTTCCTCCTGCCTGTGCTTTAGCCATTGCTCTACTTAAACTAGTTAAAGCGTTAAGTAAATCATCTAATAAGTACTCTAAACTATCTCCTAATATTACAGGTTGTGATTCATATAATCTAGCGTTTTCTCCTAAATGTATTTTTTTAGCATCTAACGCTATGTAGTCTTTTCCGTCTAGGTTTATATCTTTTGCAGTAACTCCAAAAGATTCTTTAGCAGAAAATAGAATATCTTCTTCTTTACTATTAAAATATAACCTTCCGCTATTAAGTATAATCTGCTTACCTTTATATTTCTCTGCGTTTATAGGTTCGATATCAGCAGCTTTGTATTTATCTCTTGATTGCTTTAAAGGTACCGTATGGTCGGATGTTAAAAAGATAGATGAATCATCTTTGTTTATATCTTCTACGGTAAAGTTATTACCGCCTTTTTCTAGTACTTGACCATTTGATATTATAATAAACGGTTTACCTTTATTACTGTCGTCTGTATATATATTTTTAGGATGCTTTTCTCCACTCAGTCTTATAGTCTGTCCTGATCTACCTTCAAATATAGTATCTCCATAAAAAGGTTGTAGAGGAGACATTCTCTGTTCTTCAACTTCATATCCTAAATCTAAATCTTTAGTAGGAGGGTAAGCGTTATGATTAGGGTTATTCCATATAGATACTATTCTAGTATAGTACGCTATCTTATCTCTATCACTTAAAATACTACTTGGTGCTGAGGTTATAAGAACTATTTCTTCTTTTAAAGGATATGTTCTTGTTGATCCATCTAATGGTCTTGCTACAGGTAGGTCTCTTAGGTCTTCTTTACTATAGTCTACTCCTATAGGTATATAGAAAATAGTTCCTATAGAATCATTCTTTCCGTACTCAGCATATAAATCATCAGATTTATCTAATATTATACCTGCTACTCTTGCAGCAAATGTACCTTGTAAAGATGATTCTTCAGGTAATAAATAATTTGGAGAAAACATACTTATAATTCTTCCTCGTCTTGAGGCTTTTCTACGTCTTTAACTTCTTCTTGTGTTTCTTGAGATTCTTCTAATAAATCTTGTAGCTCAGAAAAATCGAATTCCCCTGTCTCTCCCTTAGAAGCTGCTATTTCTAACCTCTGTATTACAGTAGCTAATTTGATAAGGTGTTCATCATTTTTAACACCTATCTCCATGTACTCTTTAATCATAGGTACAAGTAATGTAGCATCACCTATATTTTCTATCAGAGGTTTTAGTTCAGCTATAAGACCTTTTACTTGTGATTTAGTTTCTTTAGAATTATCGTATATTTCACCGAAGAGGTCAGATAAGGTTTTGCCCTTAAATATTTCTTTATCTAAACTCATAATGTTTTATTAATAAATAGAGTTATTCAGATTTATTAGTCAATAATCCTAAATCATAGCTTTTTTGATACTTTTCTCTAAACTTACTTTTTAGTACGTTTATTACCTTAGTTAAGTTAGGAGTATCACAATCTGTCATCTCTCTTATGTAAATATAAAGAGCTTTTTTCTTGAATATATCTAAATCGTGTCTGGTCTTAAAAATAGTTAGTACTGCGTCTGCTATCTTTTTATCTTGTTCTTTAACGAATAGGTCGTCTATAATAAGATAAGTTTCATCAACCCATATGTCTATAAAATCACTTAAAGTCTTAGCATAGTTATGGTCTACTGAGTATGCTTGTTTGTAAGAGTCTTCCATATCAGCAAATTGACCTATCTGCTTTAGTTTTTTATAGTTTTTATTATTATAGTTAATTAACCACCTCTTTACTATAGTACCAAAATAAGAATATGCTTTTGCTCCATTAGTAGGATCAAATTTCATAATCTTTTCTTCGTATAATACAGAAACTATCTCATGTTTTAAGTCTTCTATTTTATCTACATCTGTATAATAGAACTTAAAAGTGTGTATAATGTTTTCTGCTAGCTTATAAAATGGGAAATAAATGTGTTCGGTAAAGATCTTACTTCTATAAGTTTGATCATCCGATTCGTTAAACTTTACGATGTACTCTTCTGTCTCTTTTGTAAAGTAATTAGCTTTCGCTCTCTTCCTTGCCATAGTTCTCTGGGAGCATGTACCTATTCAATTCGTCCTGTACTGCTTTCATTTGGTTAAAAAATTCACCAACTTCATCATCTGATTGAAAGACCCCCTTTTCGTCGAGATTCTGTAAGTGTTTGTTAGACTCCCCTATGATATTAGAGATATTTTGAAGATATTGTGTTTGATCTACTGTAACATCTTCATATTTTTCCACTTTTACCATAAGGTTTCTAATAATATACACTAAAGTTCCCGAAATGGCAACTAAAATACCAATTATTATGTATAAAGTTACGTTCATTATAGTTTATTTAACATATTTTTTAGTCCTTGAGAGGAATTCACCCGTTTTCCCGTAGAGGACTTAGTTTTTTGCGTTTTCGGTGAGGTATCACCACCATCTGCTAACCATTTATCGTATTCCACCTTAGAAGCTAAGAAGTCAGCTGTGTGAAGTACAAATACTATGTTAGTTTTCATTCTGGATGACGGTACGTTACTAAAAAAGTAGGCTTCATTAGCTTTGTCGAACACTCCGTCGTGTAGTCTGATACCTAAGAACTCGTTTTTAGATATTTTAATACCGAATTTTTGTAATATAAATAACGATCTGTCTGGGATAAGCATAAATCCAAGGTCTGGATTATAGGTATACATTTCATGTAGCTTATCTTGCCTCCATTTATCGGTCTGAGGTATGTAGTTTTCTTTTTCTCCATCACCTATTTTACCGAGATCATGAAATAAAGCAGCAAATACTAATTCTTCTTCTGTAAAATCTATAGTACCTCCCATTTCTTTGAATAGTCTCATTTGTTTAATACTAAACTCTACTACTCTATTAACGTGGTCGATATAGCCTCCGGCAAAAGCATTATGATGCCATGATTTACCACTAGCAGGTGCCATAATATAGGCTTCGCCTAAATGTTCTATAAGTTTTTTACATGATTCTTTACGATCACCTAAGTAAGTATCTATAATCTTAAGATGTTTTTCGTAATTCGAATGGATTTTCTCCGCTTTCAATGTCATATTAGATTAATTATTTGTTATTTAATTATTTTATTCATATATTATATATAAATCTTTAAGTA